CGATAACTCAACCTTCCCATATTCTTTTAGTTATTAACTAACTGTATAGTAAACCACAGTCGTAATAGAACCACTGGTAGTTGCACCACCAGTCGTTACTTTTATGTCTGTAATTGTTGATGTAATTTCATCACCTATTGTTGCGATTTTACCATCGACTGATAAACTAATTAGTTTATTTGCAGTATTGGAGGCAGTAGCCGCTACATATTTGTCAGCGGTTGTTCCATTGCCTACAGCTAAAGTTGAAGAACCACCTAAAGCATCAGCTTTAACGTGAATGTCTACAATTTTAGCACCGATTGGTAATCTTGCTACAGTAATGTCAGAACCAGAAGCAAGCGAGCTTGCTTCATAAGTGTCTCTAAAGACTCTTACTGATCCATGTACGTCACTTGCGTCAGCAAGAACCTTTGGTGATGCATCTAAGTTAGTAATATTTGTTGCTTTTACACTAGCCATTTTCTATTACTCCCTATTCAGCACAGTTGATTTGTACGACTTTTGATTCTTCCATTCTGGTAGCACCAAAGTCTGCACAATAATAAACTTGAGTTGAGTATGACTTGTCTGCTCTTTCCTCGATACGAGAAGTAACATTCTTGCCGACACCCAGTAGAAGACCATCTTCAGCCCATGCAAAGCATGCTCTGTCAGATGAAGCTAATCCAAGTCTATTGGTTACGATAAATTTGAATCCTACAAAACTATCAATCTCACCAGTTGAAAGAGCTTTAACAGTGTTAAAGTCTGAGCTGGTTACTGTTGTTGTGTTTAATAGATCTTCAATTTGCTCGGGTGACACAGCTATGTATCTTGTGATAGATGGATCAACGCTTCCTTCATCAAGTTTCTTCTTAGCAGAAACAAGTTTTGCAATCGTTAAGCCAGTACCACCAGTCGCTATCGTATTTGATATTGACACAGATGATGCACCAGTTTTTCCTGTTAGAGCAGCTCCAGTTGCAGCCGTAATTATGGCATCATCCATTGCTCTACCCATTGCGCCAGCCATAGCTTTTGCATAAGTTGAGGATGGATCTGTCAATAGACGAACCTTATCGGAATCGTCAATTAAGTCTGCTACTTCATAAGTTGAAGTTAGGACCATGCGTCTAGCATGAGGAGTTTCAATTAGAGGAGTATCTGCATGTCGAGATGTTCTTAATTGAGCTGTGGTACTTCCCACTTGATCAAAAAAGGCTTTCTCGCCATTGATACTTTCTTCTCTAACTGCACCCCTAAGTAAGCTTACTTTCTGTTGAGAAAGAAGCTGAATGTTTGCACTAAATTGTTGTACAAACGCAGTAGTAATCTGATTAGACATTACTATCTCCTTAGTTATGATTAAAAAAAAATTAAGTAGGCTACCCATATAAATATGGACCAAGTTTTGAAAGTGCAGAATCCGTCTGCTGTCGGAGGGGCTTTTCAGCTTGTCCTAGTCTTGTAAGGTTAGTAGGGCTTGCGCTTGTCTACTAGGATTCAGGATATAGTTGTTCGTATAATTCTGAAACCTTTCTTACATAAGAATCGTGTTCTGGATGTTTTTTATCGCCATAAGGTCCGCTAAGATCTTGCAGCTTATTTAATTCATCCTCTAATTGAGTTGGATTAAAAGCAGTTGTTCCTTGCAATCCATCAATAGAATCTTCGCCTATTCGTGAATTTATAAAGTCACCAACACCAGCCATCATTTTAATAAACTCAGCATTATCGCCAAGCCTAGTTCCATCAGCTAATGAGGTTTCAAACAAGACTTCTTTGTCTCCAGTAAAAAATTTATCTATGACATTTTGTGACATAGCTAACTTATTGTCATAAGTTTGCCCCCACTCTTGCCGTAGTTGTTTCGCAGAATTTTCCTGAGATTGACGAGCAGTTTCTTCATTTGCACTTGTCATTTCAGAATTGTTAGCATTCCACTGTTCTATTAAAGATTGTGCCTGATTGTTGTTTAATCCAACCTTATGCGCCACATCTTTAAACCATCCAACCAGATTTTCATCTGCTTCCATGTTTTCACCTAGACCGACATTTGAATCAAACTGATACTCGCCACTTGTGGATGGTAATCCTAACTTTGTATAAGTTTCTCTCCATTCATCTTCAGTAGCCGATTGACCAGGGACTATTATCTTGTCCTTTCCAATCATGGTCTGAGCATTCATATAACTTTTTGCTAATGCTCCTACATCTGTGAAATGAGATATTGATTTGTGATCTCTAATATCTTCTGGAAGATTATCTTTCCAGGAAGATTCTGATACTTGCTCTTGACTGACAGACTCCGTAGATGCCGTAGGGGCTTCTGCTGGAGTTGCCTGTTCAGTTACTTGCGCTTCTTCAGACATTTTTATTTACTCTCCTATTGATTATCAGCTTGTTTACCAATTTCCCCCATTGCTATGAGGAATAACACAACAGAACGCTGACCTTCTGCATATGCTAATTCGTGAGGATCTATTGCCCCAGTTTTTACTGTCGTTGAATTAAAATGAAACCTTTTTTTAAGATCATCTAATACTATTTGACCAATTGCATTTTGAGCAAAGTTTGCATACATAGCGTGCAATCTTTTAATCTCGTCTTCTGGGTTTACTTGGTTTTCCATTTAAACTTCCTCCACATCCATTTGATTAACGGCTTCTACCATTGGAGCTGAATTTTTTGCTACCTCGGCTTGTTGCATTTGCTCTTGCATTTGGCTTTGCTGTTGTTGTTCCTCTTGCTTTTTATTTCTTCTTGCCTGGATCTCATCTTCTGATCTTATAACGGATGCTGGTATAGATAAGCTTCTTAATAAATGTTTGATTAAACCATCGCCATCTAAGTGATCAATAATAGTTGGATCTATTTGTGCTACAGGCTGAACAACCTGGAGCATTTGCATTGTTGCTTGAACATCTGTTTGCCTTTGAGCTTTAGCTAATGGAGATACATATTCAATCTCAATATCTTGACCAGCAATAACTTCTGGTGGCGGCGGCATTTGCTCTTGCCTTAATAAGATATTATAGCTTCTGTTAATAAGGGGCTGGAGCAATTCAGCTTGTAATCTCCCCAGGACTGGACCAAGAAGTCTCATTTTTTCCTCGGTCCTTGCAACCACCTCAGTAGCCGTCATTTGAGGACCAGCCCCCATAACCAATTGATCGACATAGAACGCAGATCTTATCGCTTGCCGTCTTTGGTCTTCCATTTGCAGACCAAGAGGATTATTAGATCCTGTCATTAAAGGCTCAAGCCTATCTCTTGTTCCACTTCTGTAGAAATTTAAACCACCAGGGACAGTTCTTATTGGTAACATAAAACCATCATCAGGTAACATAAGAGGCGGATCTACTTGTTTCTCAGCAGATCGGATTGTAACTTCACTCATTTTATTTAGCATTTTAACATCTGGTAATGCTTGCATAGCTGGGGATCTTCCGTACCCTTTTTCAAAACTTGCCTTTAAGTATCGAGGACACATATATGGAAATTCGTCAAAGCCAGATTCTTTAATAATTACTTTCTCTTCTGGATCTATGTAAATAGATGCAAAAGGTTTGTTCTCAGAAGATAGTTTTTCAATATCTCTTTCATCTCTTGGCATAACAACATGAACAATCTCGATCTCTTCGTGAGGATTTGATTTCATAAGTTTGTTAATACGAGAAGATGCTTCTTCACCAAAAAGTTTTTGAGCAGATCTAACAGACATTTTATATTTTCTATAAACAGTATCGACTCTTCCTTCGCTATCTTCAGCTAAGAAACACTCAGAGATATGTCTTGTCTCAAAACGAAAACCAGTTTCAGGATTACTTTCAACATAAATAACACCTGTGCCGAAAGTTATAAGATCGTGGTAAAGCTCATGGATCTGTTCTTGAAAATTAGATCTATGAAAATGTGCATACATTATTGCTTCTACTTCTTCTAACCATTCTTTTGCTTCGTCAATTAAAGTTAGCTGAAAGTTCATATAGCATAAATTAAACCAATTCGTTGATGCGGAGGTTAACATGCCATGAATAGACGCTGATAAAAGTTCAGATGCATGTATGGCTGTACCATCATAAATCTTATCCATTCTTTTATCACCAGCGGATCTACTTCTAGTAAAGTCTGCTTTTCTTGGAACAATATAATCAGCAACATCTTGCCAATGGTCTTCCCAAGATTCTCTTTGCTCTTCTAAAGAAGACAGCCTGTCTAAAAGTTTAGATGCTATTTTTTTTGTATCTTCATTTATAGATGGCTCTACATCTATTATTTCTTCATCAGCCATTTTATGATCCTACTAAAGTTTTCTTATTTACGCTTCCACCGAGAAGAGAAGCGGTACGAGTTTTGTTTCTAAAATTAGGTCCTCTTGTCTGACCTTGCTTTGTTGCATTTGGATCTTCATCACCTATACGGACAACATCTTTAGGTGCGAAGAAAGATCCAGTTGATTGTTTTTTCTTTTTATCTTTTTTAGCAGCAGCCGTTTTTGCTTTTAACTCTTCAACAGAAACACCCCACATCTCAGCAATTTCTTCAAGGGTAAGATCGTATTGAGATAAGTCTAGGCTATCATTAGCTAACCAATAGCTAGTAACATATTCTTGATCATCGCCAGTGGCGTTTAAAACTAAATTTCGTACTAAGAATGCAGTAGTACCAAGACTGCTGTCTGTCATAAGGGATCCACCAACACCATAAATCCATTCACCGCTTTCATCTTTATAAGAAACATCAGTTAGATAGCGCATTGCTTCTGCGCCAGTCAGTTCCCTACCCTCGCCATAAAGCAAGCGTATAAGATTAGCAAAGCCACTGTACTGACTATGATCAGTAATATTGTTTTCACTCCATTTTTGAGAACCATCTAAAGTAGATGTAAAGAGAATAGAGTTTGCCAACCAGTCAGTTAAAAATTGATCAACATCATCTGGTGCTATTGTTCCATTATATTGACCAGTATATTCTTTTACGAGTTCAAAATAATCGCCCATAGTTTTGGAAGACATAATAACGCCAGTTGTTTCCCCCTGGTCTATCATTGTATTCCAGAAAGCTGTAAGCTTTACTTGATCTTCCTCTGTTAAAGATCCATCTTCGCCTGTAGCAAATAGACCTGATATAGTATCGTAATAACCAACAAGCGCATCTGTTGTGTCGGATCCTGTATTTACTAATATTGTGCCTAAAGTAGTTTTTACAGTATCATATTCATCTTGGGTTAATCCTGTATCGCCAACAGTATCACCAGTTCCATCAGAACTATCACTATCTTCACTTCCAGCTATTTGATCCGTTAATGCTTTACCTTCGCTATCTACTATCTGACCATTTTCATTAAAAAAGAATAAAGGCTCTTGATTCATTCCTGTTATAAAACTATTTGGAAGCTGATATTTAAAACCTTTAGATCCATCAGCAAAAGTATGTTCTGTTACAAGCGTAGCCATAAGACCATTGCCCTCACCATCCATATCAGTAATGCCATCAGGAATGCCATCGCCATTTAGATCTTCTGATCCTGAGTTCCAAACATGGTCTTCACCAAGAGTGGTAGCCATATTAATAAAAGTTTCATCCGTACTAGCTGGAACAGCATTAAGACCAGCATAGTCAACACCAGTAAACTGATCCGCACTTATAGTCTCGACTTCAGCTCCAGTTCCGTCTTCTATTCTATAGGTGTCAAGTTCCCCATCGCCATTTGAATCAAAACCATAAGCAAGATTACCATTATTCAGTTCGAGTGGCTCAGTATTAATTGTTGAATTACTATCTATAGTATTGTCAAGATTTTCGCCTTCAATAGAGTCTTCACCAGATGCACTAGCTAAAGCTTCCACCTGGGTAGATCCTGTTATTGAAGTTTTTGATCCGTCTGATACTCCAATAAAACCTCCATCTTTTGTAAAATCATAACTGACATTTTTAGTTCCAAATCTACCACCTAAATTAATATCTAGGTTTTGAGTAAATGTTCCATCAGTATTTTCTGTCCAGTTAGATTCATCACTATCGAAACCAGTTGATTGCCAATCTGGATCTAAAGTAAAATCAGGCTTTACAGATTCAACATCAATAGCAGCATCAGAAGTAGCCCCATCAATAGAAGTAATTTCAGCAGTGCTATCAGCTGTCTCATCTGTAGCAGCAGAGAGTAAAGTGGTGTCAAGACCAGTTGTTTTAATAACTTCATTAACATCTATTTTTTCCTCATCGGCTGGCACAACCTCATCAGGACCAACAGCAGAACTTATTAAAGATCCGCCAACAGTTGAAATACCTTCAGATGTCTTAGTGGCTGGACCCCGTAATAAATTAGGATCTATATTCTGAAGATCTATTATTCCATCAGCTCCTATTGTACTCATTTACTTTCCTTCTGGGGTAATGTTAAAAATTTTTTTGACCTATTAAGCTTTTGCATCAAGCAAAATGTTTTCTATCTTTTCATTAGCGGACATCTCGATCTCATCGCCTGGAATAAAACCTTGTTCACTAGCTTGCTGAATAACTTGATCGCCTGTTGCACCATCGGTAATACCAAAGGCACCAGCGTAAGCTACTGGAGTTGGTGTCATCAATCCCATTGGACCAGTTACAATTGTACTCTTCCTGGAAAACCTTCTCATCAGCATTTCTTTTGTTCTCTGAATCATATCTTTATATTGAATGACTGTATCTGGAGTTATAGTCTCTCCTTCATTAATCATAGCTGGATCTATTGGATCCCCAGTATTTAACATAATGCTTTCGCCAGTTGTTGGATCTGTGAAAGATTTCTTGTTTGAATACGGAGTTGTGTAGGCATCCACCTTTGGTGCTACTGGATCTGTCTCCAAAGGATCACTTGAATTAACTTGCGCTTGTGATTCCACTGGAACATATACTGTCTTTGTTTTAGCCAATTGCTTTTATCCTTTTATCAGATCCCAAAGGATCCCATTTATTATCAGCAAAACTTTGTGGAGCTTGCTGGACTTGTTGTTGTTTTAAACCGACTGCCATATACCGAAAAGCATCCGCTCCATGGCTGGTCCAATCGTGAACTGGCGTGGCTCGAAAAGCCCTGGTTCTCTCATTGTAAGCTCGGTGATAATGTCGAAGAGCTTCAATACCATCTTTGCAATTTTTCACATCAAACATACATTTGGGAAGCATCATCTTTACGGCATGAATGCCATCCTCTATTGGCAATTTCGGAACAACCCTAAAATTAATTCCTAGATCGTAGGCAACCTCTCTTCTGGATCTTCCTGTACCAAGTTCTCGGACCTCAATATCGTGTGGTGCGTTGTGTGTGCCGTATAAATATTCTTTATCTTCCAGAACACCAACAAAATGCGGAAGCCCCTCGTTTCTTACTTCATAATAATCAATAACAGATACAGCCCCACCTCTGGATGTTTGTGCAAACCATATGGCAGTGCTGTCGTTAAGACCAAGATCCCAGTAGGTATCAACCCTAAGAGAAGGATCGTGAGGGCATGTTGTAATTTTTCCATTTTCTTGTAACTGTTCCATCTCGGATCCGAAAATAGATCCTGGTATATTTGCAACCCAGCTACATTCAAACTCCTGATTGTATTGATCTGGAGACATAGTCTGTGCTGCCTGGCGTAATTCCTCTGCATCTAATATATTTGTTTCACTAGCCTTATATAAAGCCGTATACCATTCAGGCTCCTGTTCTCCATTTTCATAAAGATCATAAAACATGTTGTGTCCTTTAGGAGTTCCGATGAAATAACAAAAACCTTTTCTATCTGATAGTGCTGGTCTTATTACTTCTGGAAAGATGCTCTCAGGCATGTCAGCAACTTCGTCAATAACACAACCATCTAAATATATACCTCTAAGGCTATCTGGATTTTCCGATCCCAGGAGGGTTATTCTCGCTCCATTCGGAAGATCACATCGTAATTCCGTTTCATTAAATTTTATATTAGGGATCTTACTTGTAAATTGTTTTATATAATCCCATGCCACCGATTTAGCTTGTCGGTATGTGGGAGCTACATAAGCAAATCTTGGATTTTTTTTATCGCTAAGAATACTTGCTCGTAGTAAATGATTTATAGCCATAACAGTTTTGCCGAATCTTCTATGGCAGACTATTACAGCCCATCTATGATTGTCTAACTCCGTATGCAGATCATTCTGCAAAGGTCTGGGAGTATATGGTATGATTACCTCAGTCAATGTGTAAGTCTCCTTAATGGGTGTATAACGATATAGGAAGGGACCGCTAACTTCTTGGGGGTACGCCTTACCTTTTTCGTAGGATTGGAGTCGTATATGGAGTCACGATCTAATTATTCCCACAGCTCTGCCAATATAAAGGGGAACCATACCCCTTGAATCCTGTCAGCAATCGCATGTGCGCATGAAAGCTGACTGGACCTACCCACCAGACCGATCATACCTACCTACAGTAGTGTATCTCTTGGTCTAGCATATCCATACTTGCTAGGTCTTCCGCCTAGGTCTACTGGTCCTTGCCTCTTCTTATTGCTTTGATCTGTTGTTGGCTTGAGAGCTGGTGGTAATAGATTGTTCATGTTGAGCTTACCCATCTTCGCTGCCCCATCTAATAGTTATCTCACCACTGTCTTGCTTGTCCTCTACCTTGTTGCGTAAGGATCCTCGTGGTTGCAATTGAGTCCTTCTCTTATCAAGCCAGTATGACATCTTATCTCTTCTTAATATCTCTGTATGCTTCTCTTTAACGTCTATTGGATAGCTCTCATTCCATATGTCTAACAGTTGGTCTGAGATCTTCTCAGCCTGTAATGCTCTAGCCTTCATATACTCTTCAAAGTTCTCGTCACTGTCTTGCACATGGCGTAGAACAGTCCTGTCCGAAGGCATGCCATCGTGTGTACAGATCTGTCTTAGACTCTCACCATCTATGATGCGATCTAAGATCTCTTTAAATGTTGTCTTGTTAACTCTTGCTTTAGCCATTTAACCTACTCTCGTACAAACTCATAGCAGAAACAACACTATCGCTGCGGCTAATGTTATGCCTAATAGCTTATATAAGCCTGGTGTTGTCAGTCCTTCAAAGTATTCCAATAATGTGTCTTCGAATTTGTCTAATATAACTCTCATGGTCCTCTCCTGTAATATGCTCCTCTCAAGGCTAGTCCCAGAGCAAGACAAGACAAAGAACTGTCGATGAGTCTACTAGCCAATGGGGAGGAGGTGATTATTTTTTTGATTTATTTATGATATAAAGTTAGCACAAAAATGCTCTAGGTTATCTATTATTAAGCGAATTTGACGGCATTGGCAACACTTTATGCTCAATATTTTGTGTGTTAGGTTTCAGTGTGTACCACAGCTTGTAGAGTGCATCCATATATCGTCTTTTTACAGTCCTATAATTGATGCGCAAGATCTTACCAATCTTAGACCATTGTGGTCCTCTGTCTCTAAATGCTGCGCTATGATTTACAGCCCAGATAAGCTTTCTCTCTTCAAGTGTGCAATGTTCGCTAAGCAGCTCTAGGACAAGATCGTATCGGTCAATTTGTTTTGGCGTTGGTTTAGGAAGTCGTGACTTGCCTTTGCTATAGCCATAAGCAGTCCATTCTGTCTTGTAGTCCATCCAATGTGTTAGCCTTTGCTTTACCTTAACGCTAGGCATCATCTTCTCAGTCTCACATGCTTCCGCTAAAAGCTTGTCCAGGTGATCTATGCCACTGTTCATTATAAGATCTATTTCATGCTGTTTAATAGTTTGCATGCTTAATCCATTCTTGCTTTTGTTGGTAGCTCATGCTGCTTACTTTTATTGCTAGATCTTTCCAGGCATCTCTGGACATATTTCTATTAGCTCTTGTGAGCTTCTTGTGAGCCATGTTCTCGACATAGCCATTGTTCTTGCTCTTATCTTTAGCAGCAACATAATAAGCATTCATATGCTTGACTGTGTCTTGTAATACTTTGTTTAGATCTGGCTGTCTTATATTAGCCTGGCTAACTGGTTGCTTGCAGTCAGTCGCTTTTTTTAAGTTAATTCTTTTTAGGTGATTAAGCAGATCTTGGGCTGATTCGTTGCCCTTGCTAATATAAGCCGTTTCATTATCACAATTCGTCATGTTTGTAAATCCTCCTCCATATTGCCCTTAATTTTGCTAAGTAATTCTTTTGAGGAAACAGATCGAAGTCTGCTCCGATTGCATTCCAATTCCATTCTGGCTTCTGCTTCTCTTCTCGTTTTTTCAAAACAATCTGTCCTTAATTCTCCAGTTTCAAAGTTAAGCTCGTAACAGTGTAGTTTGCCATTGCCATTGAAAACCCATCCACCGAGATGGCTATAATGGATCCGATCACAAACAAAACACTTTCCAACACTTAAAACCTTTTTCTTTCCCACTAATGATCAGCCCATGTCTTAACCAATGCCAATCCAACATCCATCCAGTCAGCCTTCTTCCAGCCAGCTCCAGTTATTCTGTTTGCTCTTATCTCAAGAGCCTCCATTGCCTCTTGTGGAGAGACATCCTGTGCCATCCAGAACTTTAACTGCTCGGCTGTTATAAGAAACGCTTCATCGACAGTGACAAGCCTGTCCTCTATCATTTTAGTCTTTGCGTCTTGCATGAAACTCTCTAGCCTTCTCTTCTGTGCCAGTTCCCTCAAACCAATCATAAAAATCCTTACTTGTTACTTCACCAAGCGTAGCTGATTGCACGTTGAGGATATTATCTGGTCCAGGGAAATTAAAGTTCTTGTCATGCGCATCAAGAGTCCATCGTCTTATGATAGATCCATCGCTAATGCCAAATCTATGCGCAAGCTGCTTCCAGGTGACTTGCTTTTCACCTTTTGCTTGCGACTTCTTCCAATCTATTAAATACATTTCGAATCCTTTTTTAGCGTGCTGCATTTTTTATCAGCACATCTTGTTAACTTACTAAATTATTTTTGGGATTTCGAAAACTAATTCGTTTGACTTATTAAACCAAGTTAATATACTTTTCTTCGGAGGTCAATGACATGATAAGATTTATAAACCCATCAACTAAGATTTTACATCAAGTAGAAGACAATGCTATGAATACAAGTGGATTTCATGAGGATAAAAACGTGTCTACCGAAAGTGAAGCAATGGATGCTCTTGAGGCTTTAAGACGAAGCGCAGGAAAAGATCATCAATATCATTTAAGAAACAAATTAGATGATTATATAATTTTATACAGTTTAGAAAATAATAAGCTTGCTAAGTTTCTTAATATAAAAGCAGAGACAATTTCAAAACACAGACATGGTAAAAGTCCAATAAGTTTTGAAATGGCTGAAAAATATTCAGATGTTCTTATTGATGAATACAACATAACCTCAGATCCACTGAGTTTAATGACGAGTAAGTGCAAGGAATCAGATCTATATGAAAATTCTCTTGCTCCTGGTCAAATGCAAATCATTGGACATTTTGATAGACCTAACAGAGTAGTAAAACTTTTTAACGCTACTGATAGAAAAATGTCACTAACATGTGAAT